TTTTTGCCATTTGTAACATGATAACAAGAAAATGCTATGTTTGAATATTTGTTATCTTTCATTAAAAATGATTTAACAACAACACCACTGCCCAAGCTTTTATTACCGTAAGATATAACTTTTACGCAAGGACTAATGCATTTTTCTTCTAATTGTATGTTTTGACTATAAATGTTATTTATTAAAATTAAAAATCCAAGAATAAAAGTAAAAAATGCTTTATATATTTTCATTTTTATTTTTTTTTCTAAAAAAAACTAATGGAATTTTAGGCTTGGCATTTGTGTAAAAAATAATTTTTTCAGGCTTAAATTTAAAATCATTTTTCTTATTGCCTTTAATAATCTTCATATTATATTTTATACAATTTAATTCTTTCAAGCATTACATAGATGGCTGTGCTGACATTCCTTTATCACCTGTTGGTTGCGAATCACCAACCATTGCAGATAAATCTTGTCCATCAGCAGAACCAGCACTAGAACTAGGATTCATATCACCAGAAGGAGCTTCAGATTTTTTAGAATCCATTTCAGGTGTTTCTTCTTCTCCGCTTTCTTGATCTTCTGAGCTTGGCTCTTCAAAGCTACTTACTAAATTTGTAATTTGGCCAATTAATTGTTCGAGTTGTTCGCCTTTTTCTTGATCAATATTTTTAAACTTAGACAAGTATTTAGAAATATGTTTTAAACTTTTGTTAATATGTTTATAATTAATTTTTCCTTCTGGTGGAGACAAATTAGATTTGTCATCATCGCCAGCACCATCTTCTTTAGATTTATCGGTTAACAATGGAGTATCTTGAGGATTTGCATCTCCTTTTGACATATCCATGTTAATATCATTATTTGGTTTTTGAGGATCTGAATCTACAACTTTTGGATTCAATTCTTCATTTTCCTCATTAATTCTTTGAAGCTTGGTATAGAAATCATAAAAACTTTTCATATTTTCTCCTTATGTAATTTTAAAATCAACATTTTCTTGCTTTGTTCCATTGGAACCATCAGTAAGACTTTCTTGGAATCTACTACATATACATTGTAATCTGGTAGACTGATACATTTTAAACTCGCCTAATTTTCTCTCAACAATAACCCAGTTTTCATTAAGAAAAGGCGTGTGAAATCTAGAGCCAATTTTTGGAGCATATCCAAGTCTTGTCAAAACATCTGAATAATTAAATTCAAATATCATTTCATCGGGGCTATCTAATCCAAAAGAACTTTGGAAATTTTGACTTGGTATAGGCTCGTAAAAACAATAAAGATCTATTGGAGTCTGACTAAATAATTTTCCTCTTGATTCTAAGTAAAGAGGATCAATATTATTTGTATCAATAAATACTTCATAATATTGAATTGGAGATCCACCAATTCTTATAGATTCTGCATCCCATTCATTAAACAAATTTCTTTCTGGTAGCTTATCATTAAAAAGCTTGTATTCCCCATTGACACTATAAGGTAACCCATTTTGATTTAATATCATGTTATCCTTCCTGTGTCTTTATTCAAGTTCCTTGCATAATAAGCTCTTCTTTGGTCCGCTGCTGCCTGTGCTCTTTGCTTAGCTGCTGCTATCATCTGCTCTTTTTCTTTTGGATCAGGTGAAGAAACTTCAGGATCTCTTGGTTTCCATGCTGGTAGTTGTGGAATTTCAGAAGATCTAATAATAGGATTATTATTGTAGGCTAGGTCATTACTAGTAGATATAGTGGACCCGTACTTAACTTTTTGTAAATCGTGCCATAAAGGAGATCCTATAGGCACTCCTTTTCTAATCTTTTCTGCAATAGCATTGGGGTCGCCAATTCCTTTATTAAGAGCAACAATTTTTTGAGCAACATCTAAAGATTCTTCTTCTTTTGCTTTTTTAACTGAAAATGGCATATATTTTAAAGATTTTTCTCCTTTGCTAATCAAATCTTTATATGCTTGAACATCTTCTTTGTTTTTTGAATTTTTTAAGGCTAAAAAATCTTGAAAGCTAAGCTGACTTCCTGTAAAATATCCAGAAGCTAATGCAGCAGAATATTCTTTGCGTTTTTCTTTTGCAACTGCATCATTATCTTCAATTTCAAATTCATCTTCACCTTTTTCCACAGTGAATTTATCATTAACACAAATATCTTCTAAAGGTTTTTTAAATACATTTGAAATTATATTTTTATTAATAATCAACAATTCTTTAATTTTCTTAATTTCTTTAATTTTAGTATATTCTTCAAAAGAAATATTAAACTCTGGATCTCTGAATGAAGCCTCTAACCAAATCTGTAGTTGCTTGCATAGCGGTATAGTTCCTGTTGGCATTTCTTCTTTTACGATTTCAATTGCAGACAATCCTAATAAAAGTCTATATAGCTTTAGTTGTTTTTGAAAAAGATGAAGTTTTCTATCTATTTTTTTAGGGTTGTCATCAATTTGCACACCAGATTTAGAAGCAGAAGTGTTTCCGTAATATTTATTATAATAAAAATCATCTAATACTTTAACTACTATGGCTTTTCCATTTACATCAAATTTTCCCTTTTCTTCTCCTTCTTCTTTTGGGTTATCGTCTTCATCATAAGGATGATAAACATCTGGAAGAACTTCTTTTGGTTTTCCATCTTCATCATGAGAACGATAACGATCTTGCAGAAAAATATCTAAATCAGATTTTGCACTTAAAGCTAAATTTTTAGACATGTCAGTCCAAACTCTTCTAAATTTTAATTTATCAGTTTTATCTTTTTTGCTTTCTGCATCTTCTTCAAAATCATCTTGAATAAGAGGAAAATCTTTTTCTAATAAATCTTTTTTTACATTTTTTGATTTTGCAACTGCATCATCTACAATTTTATTCCACATATCGCTAGGGCGACCATATAAATTCCTGAAAAAACTTATTACAATTTTTGGATCTTTATCTTGATTATAATGTTTTAATATGTAGTTACTAATTAAGCTTATCCATTGACGATCATTATATTTTGAATATATAGAATCAGGATCAGAGAAATCTTTTCTATCTGGCAATGTAGAATAATCTCTTCCGTAAGAAGGATTATCAGAATGACCTTCTAATTCTGCGATAGGTATTTTGCCATCTTTATCTTTCTTGTCAAATTTTGTGCCAATATCATGCAAGGCTTTTATCTTTAAATAATTATTAGTATTGTTAACTTTTGGGGTTTTACTCAGTGGATTTTTTGCAAAAAATTCTAAATTAGCAGGATTAATAATAGTATCTTTGTTTTCATCCAAAAATATTTTTAAATGTGAATTTAATTTTGCTTTAGCACCATCAATAGTAACTGCAAGTAGTTTCGTTTGAAATTCTTGTTGTTGTATTCTAGCTTCATCATCAATTTCGGCTCTTGGTTTAACAGCAGAAGCAGCAGAACCAGCAGAAGCATCTCTTCTTGGAAGTGTTTCATCGTATGTAGGTATATATTGATTTTCTTCATCGTTATTAAAACCACCTTGAGCGTTTTGCTTTCTTTCTGACGGGGGCTTTGCTAATAGTTTTTTAAATAAAGGCTTTTCTTCATGTCCCAAACGAACATGTTTTCCTCTTGGATTTATAAAAAAATCGCTTATTGATTTTGCTAAATTTTGATTATGACTGACTAATATTTCGCCAAAAATAGATGATTTTTCATCTAAATCTTCTAAAAACAATGCAATGAATCCTACGGCTGCATCTATCTCTCTTTCTTGCTCTTGTTTATTATTTATCTTAAAAAAATCAGGATCTATTATAGAATTAAATTCCTTTGATCGAACTGATTTGTTTATTAGTGTGCCTATAAAAGATTTCAAAAAAGCGTCATTATCAATTCTAATTTTCTGTTCGTTATATATTTTTTCTGTTATAGAACTTATTAATTGTTTTATATTTCTTTTGCCAACTCCAACAATGTTTGAAATTGGATTGTTAATATGATTTAATATCATGGAAAAAAGATCTGAAGGAAAAAGTGCTTCAATTAATAATTCTTCTATCCATTTTTTAAATTCTAAAATAAACATATTTCTCCTTATAGACAATCACTTAAACTAATATTTAACGCAATTGCTATTTGACCTCCTGAAATTGGGATAGAAAATGGTGCATTAGTAAATCTCTCACACCAAAGTAAATCGCCATCTTCATTTGTTACAAAATATCCGTAAGCAACAACTGTCCCAGTGAAAAAAAATGTTTGATCTGAATAACTTGCAGTTGTATTTGTTGAATTTACATTCCAGCCAGTCCCATTAATATTAATTGGATTATAGCCAGATCCAGACACTTCATTAAGATCTTCCAATACTGTTAAATCAGAAATGGTAGGGTCATTTGAATACAAGTGTAAAATTTGATTTTGCGAAGTTGAAACTTTAAGCATATACTTTAAAAGCTCAACTTTTCCAACATCTGGTACTATTAAAGCCATAAAATAACTTTCTTTTTTAATAAACAATACTTTAATATATATAGTTCTATTTTCACAAAACATTTAAATAATTTATGGTAATAAAAAACAAAGATGGATCTGAATATAAATTAAGCAAGCCGAACCCTCATATGAAAAATCAATTGCTTTGGGATAGTTTCGAACTTCATAATATGAATTTTGAAAACATAAAAGGATTAATTAAAAAAAATAAAGTAGAAATTAAAAAAATAGAGATAGAGGAAGCAGAGGAAATAGAGGTAGAAGAAAAAGTAAAGGTGCAAGAAGTAAAGGTGCAAGAAGTAAAGGTAGAAGAAGTAAAGGTAGAAGAAAAAGAAGAAATATCTGTAAAAAAAACTTTGATTTATTGCTTGCCTGCTAGAATAAAAGTCCATGAAGATATTTTGTATGGAGAAATTAAAAAAATAATTACTTATGATAAAAAATTTAAATTTGAAGCCGTAATACTCAATATAACTGATATTTGCATGGATATTTGGACAAATGCAGTAGTAATTGAAAAAGAGTCAATACTTTATCCTCAAAATTTTGATAAAAGATGGTGGAAGGTCAATAGCATATCAAGTAAATTTGACGGAAAAATATTATCTTGCGTATTAAGTTCTATGACTCCGAGCTTTGAAGATTTACAATTGTAAATTTATATCCCTTTTCTTCAACTTTTTCTTTATATTGCATAGTTGCTTTTGCATAACCATTTACAAAAATATCATTACAGAGCTTTGCAAAACATTCTACATCTCTTTCTACTATTAAAAATGAAGAAAGCCTAGCTATTATTTCTTTGTGTTCTACTGATTTTTCTCCGATAATATTTTTTAAAAAATCATTTAATATTTTTTGTCTAAGACCATAAGAAGATTCAAAATTATTTACTGGGTTTTTCATTATAAACCATGCTTCCTTAAAATATCTGCTGGGATGTGCTCTTCAATATTTATTCCATATGTTTCTAAGGCATCTAACAAACTTAATTTTAAAGATTGATTTTCATCTACATGCCTAAAATAATTAGTCAAACTAAGAATTATTTGCTTTCTTGCAACTTCTAGCTGTTCTGTTATTGTTTTGTATTCTTCAGATAATAAACTATATTGATTATCTCTTTCTTTTTCCATTTCTTTTAAAATATTATTTTTTTCATTATTAGACAAGTTTGTATTTGCAAGTTCCTTTTCCATTTTATCCTTAAAAATATTAGAAGCTTCTGCTCTTTTATTTTCTTTATCTTGTTGGGTATGAAGTTGAATATTTGCAAATTTAATATTAACTATAGGTTCCATAAGTTCAATAATTTTCATTTTAGCTTTAACTACAAAATCCCTTACATCAGGACTTGGATCTGGTATCTTTCTTTTTCTTGTCGGTTTAATAGGTAACTCATCACCAAAAAGACCTGCTTGTGTTAGTGTTCTCTTTGCTGGTGCTGGTGCTGGTGCTGGTGCTGCTGGTGCTGGTGCTGGTGCTGCTGGTGCTGGTGCTGGTGCTGGTGCTGGTGCTGGTGCTGGTGCTGGTGCTGGTGCTGGTGC